CAGGTGTATGAGGGTTCAGGGCCCGCGTGGGGTCGTACGTTGATCCTGCGCGGACTCTCTTCACCTCTCTTGGCGGTCAGAGGGGTCCAGCTGGAGTGCTGGCCCTTTGGCTGCTAAGATTGGTGTCTCGGCCTTTTGTAGTCTTATGACTCTAGTCGAGATACCCTTTACTGGGGTCTCCGTAGACCCAGTACTGATACACCTCCAATGTGCGTGCAGTTATCCAGAGAGAATCATGCAGTCGTCGCTGGGGCAGGTCCTGGATGGCCAGGGGCGGAGGTAACCGTTGGTTCACCTCGCTCCTCGGACTCCAGAGCTTTGCATTCCGGCGGATCGCACCGCTAACTCTCTTTCCCGCTTCAATGACTTTGTAGAGATCCTCCAACTTGTAGTCGGAGTCAAACAGGAGGCTTATAGCCGCCCGGTTGGACAGCTCTCGAAAGAGGGCTGTTGATTCATTCTCTACCGGAGAGCCGACTGGCTGGGGAAGCTTCTTTTGCGCAAGCTCCCAGGTTTTCCAGTTGGTCTCCGTGCCTGCAAGGCTGATCGGTCGTCTGCTGCTCCAGTGGATTATGATCTTGTGAGCAATCCTGAGATCTAGTTTACTTGGTCCGTGCCAGACACCGTTCCAGTCATGAAAAGTGGGAATTCCTAGTCCCCCCAGCCACTCTGGTATGTACCAGGGTAACCTTGTTTTCTCCATTACCTCCCGATGAGATTTGATGAAACCTTGCATCACTCGACTTCGCAGTTCCCCGGGGCAGAACTCCATGAGTCCTCTTGCCCGTGCTCCGATCGTGGAGTTAGGGTTGGCCTGATTCCTCAGGTTGACTCTTCCTCCCGACCGTTGCAGGCCTTTGTATAGGCCCATGTTGACGTAGGGTACTAAGCGGTAGGGGCATTCTCGCTCCACTGTTCGGTTCCCGATCGTGACATGCTCACGGACTGGGTCCTCCGGGTTGAACTCGTACAGTGTGGAGTTGATCTCCGCCCAGCTGCGGCTACGATAGGTTTTCCCTAGGGATTCCTTGAGCCCGGCGAAGCTGGTGATCCTCTGCCAGTACTTGTAGGTCTTCTGGTCCGCCTTCATGAGGCAATCATCTCCGTTGATGAGCAGTGCCGCCTGGCTTAGAGGGATTACTCTCTCCTCGCCAAGCTCCATTGCCCACCGACAGAGGGCCGCATTCGCCACGCATAGGACCGGAAAGCTAGTGATGCTCCCCATCAGCTGTCCGCGACGCTGTAGGGTTGGGGTACCGTTGACACTGAAGATGTGACCAGTTAGACTTTCCCTTAGGAGACGCCGTTCGGGCGCCCCGAGCTTGAGTCGATCAGCGATTCGCTCGGCGATGGCTTCGCTAACCCATGACTCCAGATTGTCGGTAGCGGCTTCATAGTCGCCACTGATGAACTCTTGTTGTGGTCCAAGCTTAGCTCCAAGGGTGTCATGCAGGACCTTTCGGCTTACGGGCTTGCCTATGAGCTGGAAGACTCTGTGTGACCTGAGTCTGCTGTGCATTGTCTTCCAGATGGCCCGCATGGCCGTCTGCCTAAAAGGTGGTCCTTTTGTGATCACACGGATTTTGAGAGCCTCCGCTAGGGCTACTGGATCCACCAGGGGTTCCTCCTTGGTGGCCAGGCCGAGTAGTCGCCACCAGAACTGGGCAAACCGCCGAGTAAGGTCCCCTGTTTCCAGGATCCCTCGCTTTTCGGTGTCCGGCTCTGGTGCGATTTCCTCGTCCTCATCTGTCCGAAAGGTGTGTCGTTTGAGGCTGAAGCCTCCCCCAGAATCTCTCAGCCCCTCCAACAGAGTGGGATGCTCAAGGATTGTACCTATGGCACCCTGCTGCTTTCTGTTGTTGATGTAGTTGGCTGATGTGCTCGGGAAGAATGCTCGCGTGCGCTCCTCCATTGTTAAGGGTTCCTTCTCGCTGAATAGTTCATCGACTGTTCTTCTGAGTTGGTTCTCGACTGTCTCTCTTGTGAGTTCTGTCTCGACACGGGCTCCCGGTGTTCCTTCTGAAAAGCACTCATTGAGTACGTTCCAGTTGGTCACTAGGTGCTCGCGTTTGGTTGACGCCGCAGGGGGGGTGGTCATTTTAATGGGGAACTCTTCTTCTGTCTTCTCTAGTTCTCTCTTTCCGGGTCGGGTCATGCCCTTCTTGGACTGTTTGATGGATTGGAGTAGTGATAGGGAGAGTTTGCCCTTGAGCGCGCGCTTGAGCCAGCGTCCGGCCCCTCCACCTATTAGGAAGTCCGGTCGGTCGCTGATGGAGAATGGCTTTTGGGGGAGAGTCTCCTGCCCGGTGTGGAATCCGAAGAAGGCGGCCAGTTTGTACTTGACTACCTTCATCCACCCCGCGGGGCAGTCTTTGCAGAGACTCTTCCAGTGTGCTTTGGTTGGGGCGAGTTCGCCCCGGCCTGTGTAGCCGTATAACCTTAGCACTTCTAGGATTGTTTCAACTGCACTGTCGATCTGCTGATCGGGAGCTCTTACCGTCACCATTG